GCATTAGGATTAGCCCAATCTCTTTCCAATTGTCCAACATCATCCACACTTCCCTCTGGCACAAGAAGCTTAAGTCCAGCTGAAGCTTGTGCGTGACTTAAGGTTAAAGAGAAAAGCTTATTAATAAGCCTTTGAGAATCTTTAACTTTAGTTACATCTGATTTAGGATATGGTGTATTAGTCCAAATATTTGGAACTGGTATAATAGGGTATATATCAGTATTAAGAACTTGCTCATATAATAAAAACTGTCCCATAGTTGCAACAATCTTAACGCGCGTTTGCATTATTTCGACTGCTTCAACTAATCCAGATTCTATTAAATGTGAATTCTCATTTGCTAATTGTTGGAAGGATTCCATATCAACAACTTTTTCTTCGCCACTCTGCTTATTGAAAAGTCTGTAATATGGAACTTTTACTTTTTCAAATCTTTCTAGTATTCTATATCTCTCGTATCCAGCTCGATCTTTATCTTTGATTACGTCTGGAGTAAATGATCCGGATGAATTCTTCTTTGATGATGCTGGATAATCTTCTTCGTCTACAGTAGTTTCCACATCTTTTATATATTCTTCTATTTGTGGATATAGAGATAAAACTTGTTCTTTTGTAAGTATTGTAGATAGTAAAATAGCAGAAGCGTCATTGAAATATCTATTCCTTGCTGCTGGGTCTACATATACTCTAAATGGATTAACGTGGGTATATTTGACATCGCCACGACCAAAATCTGCCTCTGGGTCAATATATACATAAAAATATCCAAGACCAGTTATAGCATAGTCATGGACAACTTGTTTAAACTCCATATCGCCGTCGGATACATCCCAGCAATACTCAAGTATTGTTTTCCAAACTTGAGCAAGTTTATTATCCGAATCTTCTCTACCGACAGCAGAGAACCTTGGGTTTCTTGAGGTTAATAAAGACTTAAGTTTATCGACAGCAGCATATACTCTGTCAATAACAAAGTCACCTTGCCCAACGGCGCTTAAGGCGTCAGATTCTTCTTGCGTATAGTGATTACCTAATACGAAATCAACAGCGTCACGAGCTTCTTCGTCCCAGTCCGTCCTAGCGTCACGCCATCTTCTCCATAGGTCTCTATTCTTTTGCGCTTCGTCTACTTGCGCAATTTCATTTTCGTTAGCGATGTCAAATCTCCCGAATACGTAAAGTTAACTTATATTATATAATATAAGCGTTAAATACCAACCTGTCAAGTGTTTTCTTTATTTTTTTTATATTCTTTGTCCAGTAACCCAACTTCTTATTATCTTTCTACCTAAGAATTCACTCTTCTCTTCAACCGTCTCTTCAAATTTATCAGCATCAAATTTATGACTTAATGGTGCTCTTGCGTTAATAATAGAATACCAAAGTCCATCAAGTAAGTCATCATTCTTTCCCTTAGGAAAGTGAAACATTTCATCAACCAACTCACTGTGTTGTTTCTTAATGAATAGCTTACCTCTATTAACTACAGGACAAAGCAATGATTCAAGCCTATCTTCTTTCTTAATACCTGTTGGAGGTCTTACACCTCTAGCTATGCCCGGAGCCATCTTTCTATCTTTTCCAGAAAGCTCATTAACAGCATCACGAATAATACCTTGTGCTCCCACATGTTCTACGTTAGCCCTCCGCATTGGTTGATATTCTTTTGCATACTGAAATATCTTTCTTGGCATATCATATAGCGGTATATGCTCATGGAAAATATCTATTACATAGATATTTTTATCGCTATCAATACCAGCAACAACAATAACCTGGTAGTCATGTTGGGCGGAAGACTCATAAGCCAAGTCCACACCCATATAAACGTTAACAGGGATTGCATCTTCTTTCGTAATAATATAAGCTTGATTGTTTTTTGCTTTAAATTGCCCATCGAAATAATTAACCTTATCTATTTTAAACTTAGCACTTTCAAGATCTCGTGCATCATTCATATATTCTTGAGCAAACTTATGTAATTGCCCTACATATTCATAATCTTTTCTTATACTAGCTATCTTTTCTTTAGGAAAATAAGAAGGCCATAGGGGCTTATCTCCCTCTATAACTCTATGGAATACCATTTCCCAAGTGTAATCCTCTCCGCTTTCTTTTGCTTCTAAATAACCATCGTATATTCCTTGAAGCGCTGAATCATAGTGAACAATAGTTCCGATTAACCATATAGAACCTTCATTTCCCTTAGATTCCTCAAGTGCGGGATACACAGTAGACATAAGCCATTCTTTAATTTCCTTACGTCTTTCAGGAGTCTTTGTATTTAATTCAGATTCAAAGTCATCAAGTATAATTTTTGTATATCTAAGTCCAAGTTCTGATCTACCGCGAAGTCTTTGGCTAGTACCTTTAGCTATAATCCTATCTCCCTTAGATGTAGTAATTTCTTTCTCAGTCCATTTAGGCCCAGCCATATCACCAAAGTAATAATTTAATGCTGGATTAAACTCTATATGACTTTTAATATATTTAAGATGGTCTACAGCCTGACCTTGTTCTTCTGATACCCAGGCAGCAAATTCATTCTTTCCCTTTGGGTTAAAGCATATCCTATGAAGAAGAGCAGCTTTTGCCATTGTAGATTTTGTATGACCACGAGGCAATACAAGACAAAGTCTTCTAATCGTATTATCAAGAAACAGGTCTCCAACTTCATAATGAAATGGAGCTGGCTTTGATTTCATGAAATCATCTGGAAGAAACAGTTGTCCAAATGCTATCAAATCTTTTGATACCATATTCAAGACTCTTTCTTTCTCGTCTAAATCATTTGGTATTATGTTGAACTTTTCTATTGTACCAATCTCCATTAGGTATTTCTTCAAATACGTTTACCATCTTAAGAAGCTCTGGGCCAGCTACGTAAACCCAAGCTTTTTGTTTTTTACCAGAATCTAATTTCACATCAACCTTAACTCTTTCATAAAGACCAACTTTAATGCCTTCATATAAATCATACTGAGCTAAGTCTTCACTTGTAACGTCATGTATCTCGACTACAGTTCCACCTCCTTGATAGTCTTGTATCATTGCAGGAAATCTTTGATGCCCTGGATAAACAAGCGATGTATTTTTTATTCTTCCAATATTCTTATTTCCATTTCTAAGCGTTCCGTAAACAGCTAGCTTCACTTCTTTGCCTTTAATTTCTTTTTGGGCTTAGTTACTTTTGAAGCCTTTTGCTCCTCTATCTTCATAGATTCTACATAGAAGTTATTTGGAGATTCTTTTTCTCCTATAACCTTTTTAACAATACTTTTAACGCTACTATCATTTATAGCATATGTCTCCAAACACTCCTTCAATTCCTCTTCTTTTAACTGATCATGAACTTTTAACACAAGATCAAATTTAACTTCTTTCATTATGATTCTCCATAGTTATTTATTAATCCCGGCATCTTTATTTCAAAGTCCTCATCGTAAGATGAAAAACATTCGCAACACTCTACCGAGAAATAGTCTTTTGAAACATTATACCATACAGATGCATATTCCGACATAGGGAATCCACATATGAGGCAATCTTTATTTTTCAACTTCTCTCGAAGCTTCAATGAGTTTTTTCGAATCTCCGCCCTGGATAGCATCTAACTGCTCCTTTGTAAATCCTTGAAACAATGTAACAGACTCAGTTCTCTTCTCAGTATCCATCATACCACTAATCTGCATCAATGTTTTAAGAGCTTGAATCTTATCTTTATCCTGAGATCCGTTGTCATCGACAACTTCTTTCATTTTCCCAAGTAAGTAAAGCGGCGTAATCTCAGCCTCATGCAATACTTTGTCTACTTCTTCTCTAATCAAATTCTTGACCCTTTCAGTACTTAATAGTATTTTACCCTGATAGTCTGCGTATTTTTCGTTATTGGTTGGATATGCTTTCATAAAGGCTTCAGCTATACCATCGCCTTGCGCTACATATTTAGCAAACAGGAATTCTCTTCTAGTAGCTTTCTTTCTATCTATCTTCTGTCTATACGGAGAAATATTATTAGAACCAAAAGAATACATATTCTTTCTTAATTCTCCAGACATCTCTATATTATCCCTGCAGACAAAAGTGCCAATAGCTGTCCTAACGTAGTTATTACACACGCCCGTAGACTGACTATTCTTAAGCTCACCCCGCCTTAGAACTTGACAGACTTGTCCGTCGTCAGTCGTTACCCAGCTACCTTCAGTGCCGTCCCTCCAATTGCGAGTTAAATTCTCGTCAGGACAGTATTGGCGAAATTCATCTTCATTACTATATACCCTATGCTCAATGTTCTTTATTTTTCGAACTAGCATATATTATAATATAACGCTTAAATAGGCTTTTGTCAAGGTTATCTAGCCACACTTCTTAATTCTGTCTTATTTGTGCCTAAGCCAGTCTTACTCCTAATAAAAGGAGAATGACAGCCTCCACACCTATAAACAGGAAATTCGTTAGAACTTGTAAAGTATGTAGCATCCGATGGTTTTAGGTTCTTACTTCCACAAGTAGGACAAACGCTATCATCCATCAATACGCCTAGATTTGGATGATTCTTTATGTATGGTCTTAGTTTAAGATAAACTTGTTCTAAACCAACAACATCTCTTTTATTATATTTAAGCATATTATTCAAAGCATCCTTCTTACCGTCCATACAATCAACCCATAATTGAAAATCAGTTTTAAGCTTTTCAGACAAGCCAAACGTTTTTGTAAGAAAATCTTGTTTATTAGAACTAAACGCGAATTCCTTTCTTGCGATC